CCCAATGGTTGGTGCTACAGTTGCTGTTGCTGTTTCTGTACAGCAGGCTGCTGATGAAGGTAAGTTCTAATTAATCTAATATAGAATAAGCGTTAAACCGCTGTAATCACTGGGATTGCGGCGGTTTTTGCATTATATACGATTAAAATAAATATATTCTGAAAATGTATAAAATAACGTGAATTTATAGACGTAACTAACAAGTAACTAACAGGTAACTAACAGACGTAACTAACACATAACTAACAAAAAACAGACTGCAGTATGTGATAATCAGCAGTCTGTTTTGATATTATATTATGGATTAGGAAGGTCGATTTTAATAAGTTCTTCACGAAGTTGATCTACAGTTCTGTGGGTATATACAGCTTCTGTAACATCTTCTATAACGTGGCCAACGATTATCTTTAATACATATTCGTTCATATTAGCTGCTTTAGCAGCATTGATAAATGTATGTCTTGTATCATGTGGTTTATGCTTCAGGTTAAGCTTCATCATAACTTTATTAAAGCGACCACGATATTTGTCATAAGTAAGATACGTACCTTGTTGTCCATTTTGATCATTAAACAGATAAGCACTATGCATTTGTATGGCTTTATCATAATTCTGTTTAACAAGCTTCTGGATGGCTGGATGAATAGGTATAGTACGATTACGGCCAGCATCAGTTTTCAGACCGCCGGTGAAGGACCAGTTATCTAAATCTATATCAGCTATCTTAAGAATAGCCAGCTCCTGAGGCCTCCAACCGCTGTATATGCCTATTAAAACCATATCAGTGAATGGATATGTTATGTTATCCCACAGCTTCATTATCTCCTCATCAGAGAATGGTACACGCTTTATTTTGGTTTCTCCACGTGATACACTTTCACAAAGGGCTGCATAATCTTTATCAACGATATCATTTTTCAGACAATATCGATACATAAGATTATATAAGCTTTTCATACGTTGTTTGGTAGCTTCACCAACATTAGCATTATGTATTGTTCCTTCAAGATGATTAGCCCGGATATCTTTCATACGCATCTTGTGAAGCGGTTTGGAATGATTAAAAGCACTTATCCAACTTCTTACACCACTTTGAGATATTTTTAAAAAATGTTCAGAGCTCCATTTGTCGTATACTTCTTCAAATGTTATGTTATTGATTTCTATATCATATGGATTTTCATTGTAATTAATAAGAGCAGTAAGAGCTTCCTGTCTTGTGGGAAAATATCCAATAGTCATGTAGAGCTGTTTGGTTTTTCCAGTTTTTTCATCAATATCCCAGCCTTTTGTTTTACGAGCAACCCATGGTTTACGTCTTCTTCCAGATAGCTTATATACGCTACCCATTCCATTAGCTAATTTCATATTATCATTCCTTTCGTTAATCGAAGTTGCACCGGTGTAACTTATTAATTGGTTAAATTAGAGTATAAAAATAACACCTACTTGCAAAAGTGGTGTCAGGAATGATATAATACAGCTTGTTCAGGGCGGTATTATATCATAGGCACAGCTAACTTATGTAAGTATCGTGGTAAAGGCTCTTGTGTTGGTAGCACAGGGGCTTTTATTTATTTAAAACCATCGCGGTAATAATAGCGTTATGGTATAAAAAAGACTCTGGACCCGAAGGACACCAGAGTACGTTCAAGATTAGTGTATCTTGAACGTATATTAGTGTCAATAGTCATTCCCACATTTTCAACACATAAAACGTTGGTTCAAAGCCGATAATATGATAATTAGTTGTTTCTAAAGCACCTTTTACAAGGAATATATCCATTGTCTGATGCTTGTTCTAAATCAATTTCAGTTACATCCTTTATTCCACTACAATGTTTATTATAATGATATTTATTACTGCTTTTTGTTACATATACAATATTATGAGGAACAATATTCATATTAAGAATTTGACCTAAATATGTTGTGTCCTGTGGGTAATTACTGCAGTGCTTATTAATTTGCTCTTCTAACTCTAAATGTAAATATATATAAGGACTTCTATAATCCATTAGACTGAGTAAAAATAATAATTGGCTAAATCCTGGTGGCATATATTGCTTTTCATCAGAAAAAATTTCTTCGTTATGAAGAGTGTAATTACATTTATGGTTATATATTCGTCCACCATGTGCAGCGGTATTTCTATAATCTAAACATATAAATAAAGTATCCATCATTAATGTGCATAATGCTTCATCAGACATATTTAAGCTGTTAGTATCGTATAGTTTATGTGCAAGTTTAACTAATTCATCCTTTTTGAATAAGTCAATAAAGTTGATGATGGTACTAAAGTAAACACTTTTAAAAAGAATCCATGGAGGAACATTTCCATATTTTTCAGCATAATGATGAATAGGGTTTTTATCAGTATCAAGAGTCTTTTTCATAGTGTCGAGTATATATGGCAGGGTAAATCTTTTTTTCCTTTTCTTTTTATTTCTGTAATTTCTGTATGATAGATAATTTTCCTCTTTAGTTCCAAATGCTTCAGATATAACACTTGCAGCAGCTTCTTTAATATGTTCTTCTAGGTCTTGCATTGAAGACATAACAGAATTGCGAAGATTTTTATCTAACATATATAAAGAATGAATCTGGCCAAAGGTTACACCTGAACGATACTGGATAGAAGAATCCGTTTTAATGACGTAAGGTTCTCTATAGCTTTTAATAAGATTAGAGTAGCCAAATAACTCTAATGTATATTTAGCGTAACCAATATCATCTATAATTAAATTTTGAGATAAAAGTTTTTTAATTTGGTCATCAATTGATGAAAAAGGTATATCAGTCATATGTATTCTCCTTATATGCAAAAAGAGCCTTGGAATATAATTCCAAGACCCTTTTGCGACCGCCCAGCAGTCATTCACTATTAACAAGTGACATTATATCATATGTAAAAGTCTTGTCAAGTATTCCAATATATTTTAATTTATAATCTATGTGCAAATATTCAACTACTTGAACATTCTTGCAATGCTTGCCATAATCTCCATTTTCAATGTGTTTCATTTCGTGATGATACGCTTTTATTAGCTGTTCCAAACAATGTCTTGAGTTTAGAACTATTGTATAAGTATCATCATTATAATGCATAGTGTATGCATTAATTGTTACAGGCATATCAGCATATACAATATTAGTAGTAATATTAATCATTTCTTTGTTTATATTTGACCATTTCGCTGAGGTGAGGGAAATGGTTAGAAACAGCAATGCCACTTTGTTCGCAGGTTTTAATTGCCTTTTGTATGGTTGGTAAGAATTTATTGTATTCCGTATATCCCAAAACCTCACGAAGTTCTCTTGCATACCAAATTCCATTTTGGAAATTGTTCAATTCCTGTGTTTATTCATATATTTTATAAATGCAAATAGAGGACCTGAGATGTCATATATCTCAAGTCCTCTATTCACAGCCAAACAAGTTAGCCATATCTTCTTGAGATATATATTAATATAATAATGTTATTAAGTCAAATAAAAAGTAATATAGAGAGCTAAATATATTGGAATGACTGAGGTGCATTATTTATACCATAGGATTTTAAATCTTTTGGTTCTTGGTATTTAACAACATTTTTTAATTTATAAGCTACTGCCTGTTCGCTGTTGTTATAATATTTATCAAAAAATGTTTTATTAATACCTGAGTATGCATGTGTAATGTTCCATATTATTTGAGGGTCATCAATTAGAACGTCCTCAACTTCCGCTTCTCCGACAACTTTTTTAATAGGGGTAGTGGAATATATTACGATTTTATCAATATGTCGTTTACATACTTTTTTTCTGAATTCATATAATTTTGTTCCATTCATTATATTTTCGACATGAATGGGATTGATTGATAATATTATTGAGCACATTGTATCTATCACTCCGTTCTTTTTTATTATATAAAAGTATTTTACTATACTTAAAGTTTTATTGCAACAAAAAATAGAACGGTTGTTCTAATTAACTAATAGATTGGAAATTTACAATCTTCAAGAGAGTAACTTTCATTTTTATCTGAACTATTCATATAATCTTGATATAGTTCTTCACAAAAATTATCATCAGTCTGCGTTAGTTTTTCGCTTTCACTCATAGTAATACCTGCTAATCATAGTGTTAATCAAAATATTAAATCTTAACCAAAGCGGTAACTTTAGCGTAATGGTAACTATTTATTAGCATACTTTTACTATGATACAGTTACATTTTAAGTCCAAATCTATTAGCTCTCAATTGAGCATATTTCTTTTGTGATAATTTGACAGGTAGCGAGTTATATGTCTGCATTATTCGTTGATAGTTAAAGCAAGGACATATGCAATATATAGCGGCATAAGAGTCAATTCGTTCTTTAAGCTCAGCTTGATTAAGAACATATGTGTTTCCTATCAGTCTATAGAATGACCACCAAGGATTATTAGCAGCACTAACTTGAAGTCTGTGACAACCAAAAGGATTTTCAGTCATATAGCTTGCTCCGTAGCAAAAATTTGGATTTCCACTTCTGCATTTGTCCCCATAGCAATAATTTAATTGACCAACTATTTTTCTATCAATAACTTTTCCGTTAATTATAACAAAAGATGATTTCCAATTTGCAACAAGTTCATATAGGCTGATAAAAGCAAGGTATTCATTAGGTCGGCTAGAATATATTGCTTGATGTAGAATAATACCATTATCTGTTTGCGTATGGTATTGAGGGGCTTGTTGTGCCAGTGTAACAGCTTTCATATAATTACTGGAAGATGATTTTCCAAAAGATACAGATATATACCAATTAGGAAAATTAATATGCTCATTTTTATTTTCAGTATGATTGTGTTGCTCAATTGTTTTATTAATATTATTTATCTGAGCAGGTTGCTCAAGATTAAATTGATTAGAAATTTTTAGTTGGTTTTCATTGTGTGTTAATGCAGATATTTCATTAGGTTTAGATATCTCTGTATATGTAATTGCATCAGATACAGAATTATTAGGCAAATAATGCGAAATATCTTTATTTATAGAAATAATATTATATTCGGTTGTTAGTACAGAACATATTTTATCAGCTTGTTTTTTATTACAAACTAAAGTCCAAAATGAATTATCTGTAAATTCAATAACTAAATAATATGATGTATAAAAAACATTTGAAATATCTTTTATATTATATATGTATTTTTTGCCAAGGAAAAAATCTAAAAATAAGCCAGCATCAAACAATCCAACAGTACAGGTTGATGATTTTTGATTAGGTATTCCGTGTATATAATGAACGTAAATATAAAATCTATTTTGTACTAAGAAATTGTACTGCTTTTTTAATGATTTTAAATCACTTTTACTAATTAGCATTTTATCCCCTCCTTTTAATCTGTTGCTTGTCTGTATTCTTCTATTATGTATAAAGTAGGTATAAAGCCAATAAAGTAATTATCTAATTTAGCATATACCCCATACTTTGAGCGATAGCACTCAATGGCTTCTAGCAGAAATTCTTCCGTTACATCAAGATATTCTGCCATTTCGTGAATAGATTTACAATTGGCTTTATAGCAATCAATTAGACCTCTTAAGCCTATTTGTTTGTTATAAGCCCATAGGCGGGCTCTTAATTCCTGCTTTCTGTTAGAAGTGTCTGACATATCTAATATATTGCCAGTGGAAGTGTAGAAGTGTCCAAGTTCCTCAGCAAGGACACAGGCTTTTTCTTTTTGAGTTCTTAAGTCGTTACTTATAGCAACAGTGCCATCACAATATAATCCTTTAATTCTTGTTCCCTTCAAATTGTAGTCATCATACACTGTAACATCATTATCATTTGCATTGGATAATAACTTCTCGTATTCTGTCAAATTAATTCATCCCCTTTGTTTCTCATTTATTTTCTGCTTAATTTAACAAAATTAGCAAATTCTTCTATTTTATTTAATTCTTCTGGTGTAAATTCTTCTCCGTCAAAATGAGCGGCTATTGTTTGCGGCTCATTAATAGTATCATCTGCTAGATAGTCAAGAGAACAATTAAAATAAGTACAAAGCTTTTTCAAGGTTGATAATTTTACATTGTCGCTTCCTTTTTTATAAAAACCATCTATTGTAGTATAAGGAACTCCAGATTCTCTTGCTAATTCTGCTTTGTTAATTTTTTTTTCTTTCATAAGTAAATCTAACTTATCTGTAAATCCCATATGTGTACCTCCGTTGTAATTAGATTGTAACTCTATTCATCATATTTGTAAATAAAAATTACCCCACAAAGTAAAAAAATTATCTTTTAGGGTTGACAATTACGACATAGGGTATATAATGATAATGAAATTACGACACAGGGTAATGGAAAGGAGTATTGAATAAAATTGTTTAATAATTTAAGTGCCGAAATGGCAAGAAAGAAAATGACAATCAAAGAACTTTCAAAAAAAACAAATATGACATATGAAAGCCTAAAAAATAAAATGGCTGGAAATACAGAGTTTAAAAGAAGTGAAATGCTTGCAATAAAAGCTCAATTTCCAAATTTCACTATGGATTATTTGTTTTCAACAGAAGATATTCCAAGCAAGTAATATAACAAGGAGGTGAGAGAGGTGAGTCGAGAAGAAAAGATAAAAGAAATATTTTCTCAACGAATGAAGGGTTTTGCGGCATCTATGGAAGAGCTACCTCAAATTATTGATGTAATAAATGTTCTTTCAGATAAAGGAATTTCTGTGCATAAAGCACAAGCAATTTTATCAGATGCCGCAAAGATAATTAGTGAAGTGACAGAGTGTTAATTCATATTAGAATTGGCAACATCAACATTTTTAGCAATTTCATATGCTTCAATATATTTTTCTGCAAAGTCTTTAGCGTAATTAGCAGAACCAGAGTTTATATAAAGTGGCATATTATTTGAAACATATGCTTTTGCAGTTTCTGTCGCAACAGTATGATAAAACAATTCTTTATCCATAATAAGTCTCCTTTCAAAAATACTCGGCTACGGCAATAGCCTGTGATTAAAGTATAGGAGCTGTGACAGAATTAGGCAAGATATTCAAGTAAGTAACATACAAGGAGGTGAGAGCAATTGCGAAGAAAACATATAAGTACATTATCCGTGGTTATGAACCATTCATAGAAGAGAAAGCCAAGACATTTATGCAGGCAATATCAGCTATAAAGAAAATGAAAGTATCAGGCATTAAGTATTATGAGGTTATAAGGATACCATTTAAAGAGAGGCATCCTAGCTTCCCAATATATTTTTCAATAGTTGTGTTGATGATTATTAGTTTAAGAGGTTAAGAATGAATAGCATAAAAATTAATTACGATAAAGAAGAACTTGAAATTGATGGAGAGAAAATCACAAAGCCGTTTATTGTAAAAGTTCCATATGTTGATGGCTATCAAAAGGCAAAGGTATTTAACCATAAGAATGGATGGAAAGCAGGAGAAAAACTCCCCTGTATTTCAATACAAGGAGGTGAGAGCGTGAAAGAGAATACGGATGAATTAATAGACAAGCTGGCAGATAACATTGTTGGTGAGGTTTTAAATGAAACAGGCACTAAGGAAAATGAACAGGAATGTTTATCTGAAAGAATAGAGAATGCTGTTGGATTACAGGAATGGAGAAATTGGACAACAGGTGAATTAATAGTAGATGGCAAGTTATTTACTGGTGAAAGTGCCAAAAGAGCCACTCAGATTGTTAAAGCATTAGAAGGGTTAACAATCCGAGAAGCTCAGGACTTGTTAGAGAGAGTAAATATACATTTACTTAACTTTGTAGTTACCACAGATAGATGAGATCAGCTTAAGGAGTGAAGAATGATAAAGAGAAAAAACACAATAATAGCAGCTTTGATATTAGGTGCATCATTAACAATGACAGGTTGTAGTGAAGCAGATAAAGTTAATTACAATATGTCAAAGCAGGCAGATTATTTTGAGTGTGAACGAAAAATAACAGTATACAACGCACGTACAGATAAAATCATTATGGAAGCAGAAGGCTATATGAGCATAAGCAATGATAGTGAAAATGAACTTGTATGTACGGTTAAAACTGGCGCAGATGAATACAGAAAGAATTACATATATCTCAATGATTACACAATGTATGTTGTTGAGGATATAACAGGAACACATTCAGACCCATATCATTACAAGATGTATTTTCATACAGAAAGTCTTATTGATGTGGATACAAGACCATAAAAAGGAGAAGATATGAACACAACAGCAGTAGCAATAACAACTATTATCTGCATAACAATATTAGTTTTATGCAGAGATGATAAGAAGAGGTGATATTATGGAGCATTTTAATTCAATCGAAGCAAGGGAAGCACAGGATAAATATTGCGATAGAGAAGGTTATCCGCATTTTGCACCCAGAGATGGTATATGTGTGAACTGTAACAAAGACATTTATACAGAGCAGGACCGCGGAGGATATAAAACAGGTATTTCACTGGAAAAGGCAGGGACAACATTAATAACAGGCTGTCCACATTGTAGTTGGTCATTCTGCGATTAAATGATTTTATTATTGAATAGGAGGAGTAACTAATGCCTAATATAAAAATAAAGACAGCAGAAGCAGCATTAATAATGGGCTGTAGTCCTCAATTTGTCAGAATAGGGTTACAGCAGGGAATATTGGATATAGGTAATGCAATAAAGATGTCTTCTATCTGGACTTATAACATAAGTGCAGCCGCACTTGCAAAGCGACAAGGAATGTCATTAGAGGAGTTATGTAAAACCTTGGATGAAATAAGAGAAAAGGATAAGCATATATGAATAATATTATGATTTTAGAAGAAAGGAAAAGGCAGAGCAGTGAGAATAACAGGTGAAATAATTGCATTTAACAAAAGAATTAATGCGGCTATTACAGATAGGAGAATAGAGGATGCTTCTAAGTGGTTGTTAAGACTTCACAGATTAGAGTGTAAAGCTGGAGTTTCAATAGGTGATTATCGTTTAAGGAATATATAAAAAGAGCCGCAGTGAGGCAACACTGCAACTCAAGTAAAAAATCTCAATTACAGTGTAGAACATTTAGGAGTAAAAATCAATGTATAAATATATTTGTGAAAGATGTAAGGCAAGATTAGACCCTGGAGAAAAATGTAATTGTGAGGATGAAGAGGTACGTTATCTTCGCAAATTCAAATTAACGAAAACTGGACAATATGAATTTAATTTCAAACAGGAAGAAACCATTAATCTATTAAGAAGATCAGGTTAGGAGATTTAAGTATGAATGAGATGATAGTGTCTGTAGAGCAGACTAATGGAATTTTAAATATCAGTAATTATGATGAGATTAAGGCAAATGTACAGGCTTCAATGGAATTATATAAGACAATGGTATTTACAGAGGATACGCTTATTGAAGCAAAAAGCACCGTTGCTACATTGAGAAAGTTAAGCAAATGCCTTGATGATAAGAGAAAAGATGTAAAAAGGAGATATATGCAGCCTTATGAAGAGTTTGAGGATAAGATAAAAGAACTCCAGCAGATTATTGCAGAGCCAATAGAACTTATAGCCCAACAGACTAAGGAATATGAGGATAAGCGTATCGAACAGAAGAAGGAAGAAATTCAAAAGGTATATGATGACTGTATAGAAGGTATGCAGGAATATCTTCCTTTAAGCAGGATTTATTCTAAGACTTGGGAGAACAAGGGAACCTCTATTAAGAAGATTAAAGAAGCTATAGAAACATTAGTTGATAATGCCAAAATGTCAGTTGAAACAATTAAGAATATGCACAGTGATGCAGAACAGAAAGCACTGGATACATTTAAGAAGACTCTTGATTTGGCAATGTCTATTAATGTAATAACGAAGTATGAAGCTGAAAAAGCAGAGATATTAAGAAAAGAGCAGGAGCGAAAGGCGGAGCAGGAACGTAAGGCAGAAGAAGATAAAAGAATACAGGAAAAAGTTAGCAAGGATGATGTAAAGCAAAATGTTAAAAGCGCAAATGAAGCCTTTGTTGAAGCCTGCAATAGTGTAGATGATGATATGGCAGCAGCCTTTGTTACAGGATCTTATGAACAGCAGAAGAAATTTATATTAAAGATATATTGTTCTGAAACTGAAAAAGATATGATTTGTGAATATATTGATAATATTGGTGTGATGTATCAGGAGGTATGTAATGGCAGAGAGTAAAAGCATTTATGAAAAGCTTGCAGAGATGAGAGTGCAATTGCAGGCAAAGAAATTGATTAAGACTGGAAAAAATACATACAGCAAATATGAGTATTATGAACTTTCAGATTTCCTTCCATCCTGCAATAGTATTGCGGCACAGCATAAGACATTGTTTAAATTTGCAATTAATGAGAACACAGCAAGTCTTACACTTATTAATCTTGAGAATTTAGAGGATGTAATTGAATTCAGCATACCTACCGCTAATGTAAGCATTCAGGGAGCTACTGCAATGCAGAATATTGGTGCGGTAACAACATATGCCAGAAGATACCTCTATATGATAGCAATGGAGATAAGTGAGGATGATAACCTTGATACAGCAGATACTGCGGAAAAGGTTACAAAGGAACAGCAACAGCGGAAAGAAGAAGCTGAACGTAAAGCTCAGGAAGCGAAAGAGGCTGAAATAAAAGCTATGAAGATAACCAAGCCTAAGATAATGACAATTGAACAGGAGATTGAACGAACAGGGGTATCCAGCAAAGTGATATGTGAGCGTTTCAGAGTTAATAGTCTTGAAGAAATTACAGAAGGAATGTTCCCTAAAGTAATGCAGGCTTTAAGGGCAACAGCTTCAAAGCCGGTTATTGAAGAATGAAATGCACAGGAAGATATAAAGATGTATCAATAGATTTTCAGACAATGAAACAGATACTTATGTTAGAAGTAAATGATGATGTGGCTGGACAATTTATTGAGCTTAAAGAAAAGGAAAAGCTGGATATAGAAATTAAGCCCCACAGGGAAAGGCGAAGCCTAGATGCCAATGCTTATTTTCACGTTCTTGTAGGCAAGATAGCTGATAAGCAGAGGTTATCTAAAGCCAAGGTTAAGAATATGCTTCTGGGACAATATGGACAGCCTATGGAAGTTGATGACGGTGTTGCGGCAGTAATAAAAACCAATATACCAATAAATACAGCATATGAAATGGAAGAACCACATTTAAGATATATCAAATATGAAGTTGAAAATGGATTTGAAGTATATTTCTACAAAATCATAAGAGGCAGTCATACATACAATTCTTATGAAATGTCTGTATTAATTGATGGTACTGTGGCAGAAGCAAAAGACCTGGGAATAGACACAATATCTCCTGTAGAGCTGGCACAGCTCAAAGAAAGGTGGAATATATGAGTAAGAAACTTAAAAGTGTATTCACTGATAATATGGATGAATGTATATTCACAGGTTCAACTACAGTAGAACGGCATCATATATTCGGAGGATCTAACAGGAAGAAAAGTGAGAAGTATGGATTTGTAGTTCCACTTCGTCCAGATTTACACCCTAATGGAGTATATGCCGGACAATCTGCCAATGTCATAGACTTAAGGCTTAAGAAAATGGCACAGAAGTATTATGAAGAGAATTATGGTACAAGAGAGTATTTTATACAGGAGTTTGGAAGAAATTATCTGTGACATATAATATCACACAATCTACGTTGTCACAGAAATACATATAAGCCCTGTGGTGCATACTTCCGCAGGGCGGAAAGGAGCTGAATGCTCTATACATTTACAATTAAAGGTACATTGCCAGGCCTTAATGAATATTTAAAGGCGGAAAGAAGCTTTCATAACAGGCATAGCAATGGAAATGATATGAAACAACAGTATCAGGTGATTATATCTAACGCTATAAGGCTTGAATTAAAGCGTACACATATAAATAGTCCTATAAGACTTAAATATACGTTCTATGAGCCAAATAGAAAACGAGACCTTGATAATATAGCAGGAGTTGCACATAAGTTCATACAGGATGCACTTGTTAAATGCAAGGTTATAGATAATGATGGCTGGAATAACATAGTAGGCTTTGAAGATCATTTCTTCATAGATAAACATAACCCACGAATAGAAGTGGTTCTGGAAGAGGTGAAGCCGTGATGACAGAACAGCGTATCGACTACATAAAACAGCTGAACGGGTTTGAAAGGTGGCTCGAAAGTCATTACTTGCCGAGTGCTGCGCAATTATTGTACTACAAGTTATTGAGTATCAATAATATGGCAGGGTGGTGCGAGTGGATACAAGTAGATAACCAGCGAGTAATGTCTCGTTGTCAGATGTCAAGAGAGGCTACGTTAGTCGAAAACAGGAATAAATTAATAGATGCTGGACTCATAGAATTCCAGAGAGGGAAAAAAGGAAGTCCTAATAAATACAAGATTTGTACTTTCAAATCCGTAGTAAAAAGCGTAGGAGAAACCGAAGCAGAAAGCGTAGTACAAACCGAAGGGAAAAGCGTAGGAGAAACCGTAGCCATATATAAACATAAACGAAAACTAAATAATATAGCGCCTGCGCGCGTGAACAACAAATTTAATAATTTTAACCAAAGACCAAAACATTCAGACGAGTTCTATAACTCTGTCCTGGACAACTAACGAAAGGAGCTATAGAGATGATGGATTTAGAAGCTGTAAATCAGTTTAGTAAATCGCTTACGGAAGAAACTAACAGACTTATCAAAATTAGAGCCTTAGCCACAGACATAAGTGCTAAAGCCCTGTACAAAGCAGAATTTGAACCAGATGGTTCAGCGGCTCATTATGAGGCATTTGAGAATATACCAGTGCTTAATGATATAGCTGAGGAAACTGCACAGTTTATCAAGGACCGATTAGATAAATATCTTGAAGATAAAAGCGCAAAACTTGAAGATTGTGTTGCAGCTATGATGGCAGAATTTGGACTTGCACAGGGTAATGATTTGGGAAAAGTAACAGCTGGTTTAAATGGGCCAGGCAATAGCTTAAATAATTCCAAGCAGGCAAAGAACCAGCAGGAAGATAAGAAAGTCTGTGCAACAGGAAAGGCGAATACTCCCAGTTAAAAGAGGTATCTGCTGTGATAAGTGCGGAAAGGCTATTGATACGCAAAAATACAGTTTAGAGGAATATGTGTATAAGCGCATTGTCCGTGGAAAGATGAAATATTATTGCAGTTACAATCATATGCGTGTTGCACAGCTTGAAGATGAAGCACAGAAGCAGGCGAAGAAGTCAGTACAGAGGAAAGAAGGGAAAAGTAATGACTAGGTTAAGCAAAGCGTTAAGGTCTGATGATGAAGAATTGAGGTGCTGATATGACAGATGTATATGAATGTGAAGGTCAGATGAGCATATATGAGTTCCTGGACAAAGAGCCAGAGGAAACAAAGTGGAATAAATGGCCAGATAAGATACCAGAAGAACGTGGCAGATGGTATGAACTATTGCTTAAATGTGTATTTGAGGATGGTGTTGAGTTTGTAATTGATGGAAAATACAGGGATAAGACACTTATAGGTAATCAGCTGCCAGTTGAATATAGGAGTAAGAAATGCGAGATATATTGGAGGTATAAGGAGAATGGAGTTACAGATATTTAACAACAATGAATTCAGACAGATAAGGTCGCTTATGCTGGATGATGAAGTGTGGATTATTGGAAAAGATATTACATTGGCACTTGGATATTCCAATGACCGCAAGGCATTACAGGATAATGTTGATTTAGAAGACAGGAGACTAATTCAAAAGTCACCAGAAGTTACATTAGAAATTCCAAATAGAGGAATAACAGCAATCAATGAGAGCGGACTATATTCATTAATTCTTAGCAGCAAATTACCGAGTGCAAAGAAATTCAAAAAATGGATAACATCTGAGGTGCTTCCAAGTATACGAAAAAATGGAAGCTATCAGAGACCACTCAGCCAACAGGAAATGATGCGAATACAGTTAGGTATGATAGATAATGTTTCAGACAGAGTTACAAAGTTAGAGAACACTATGAACATAGATTATGGTCAGCAGCGCAACTTAGACAAGCTTATATCATCAAGGGTTATAGAGCTGTTAGGTGGAAAGAAGTCAAATGCTTATAAGGAGATAGGCAGGAAGGTATTTTTAGAAATCAATCACGATTATTGGGATTATTTCAATGTCAATGCAAGAGGCAATACACCAAGGCTTAAATACGAGGAAGCTGTGGAGTATGTAAAGAACTGGATACCAAGTACAAATACAATGATGATGATTAAGGATTGTAATGCGCAGATGTCTATGCCGGAAGATTGGAGGTAAAGAAAGTGAGATTAATTGATGCGGATAAATTAAAAAAGGAAATAGAGAACTATTTTATAGACAAAATTACAAAACATAAGTACAACGTGGACTGTGTTGATTGTAATGCTGAATTACAGGAAATTCTTGCTAGTCAAGAAAAGTATGATGTAAGGGAGAAGACTATAGAGGATTCAAAAGAAGCAGTAGCAAAGGAAATATGTATAGGGTGCGGCTATCTCAAAGAGACAGAATGTACATATACTGGACAGAATTGTAGAACTAGCAAACCAATGTTAAAAGCAGCCGTAAAAGCATTAGATAAATTAAAGGCAGGTAATAAATAATGGATGATAGCAGAATACAGGCAATGAGAGATAACAGAGTATACATAAGTGGTTCAATAACCGGCACAGATGATTATATGGAACGTTTTAGCAAGGTCGAGAAAGAATTAGAAGCACAAGGATTTGGTGTTATTAATCCTGCGAAGGTTAATGCGCAGCTTCCAGCAGATATAACAACCTATGAGGAATATATGAAGATGTCTATGGTGATGTTAAATATGTGTACTCACATATATATGCTTAAAGGTTGGGAGAAGTCACCTGGAGCTAACAGGGAGTACGGATATGCGTTAGCAAGCGATATGATAATTATGAGAGAGTAGTATGAAACAATGTATAGGGCAGTTAAAGTTTGAAGAGTGTATGACATTTAAAGAAAAGATGGAAGCACAAGGGTGGCATAATTGTTATGATGTAGAACCAGATGAGCCAGGAATATATCAAATTTACAGACATAATGGAAGCAAAGGAAAGGCATATTACAAAGGTAATCATATATGGCAGCAGTTAACAAATAATGGTTGGTCTTTCAGCTGGTGGAGAGATGAAAGGAAGTAATTATATTGAAAGAAGTTAAACATTATATATGTGAGATATGTGGAACGGAATACAATGATAAAAGCAAAGCACAGCATTGTGAAAAAGGACATTGTAAGCCATTGGAAATAATAAAGGCACGTTATTTAAGGATAGGTAATAACGCTAAGGGGTATCCATTAGAAATAACAGTAAAAATGGCTGATGGTACAGAACAGAAGTATAAGCGATAGGTAGGTGTAGCGAGTGGAAGAACAGTACAATATTAAAGAAATATTGATACAGTATGATGACTTAATAAAGGAAAGAGAAGCGTTAAAGGAGTCTATATCTCAGATAGAGAAAAGGATAAGTAAGATGGAGCAGGAAGGATATACTGTAATAGATAGTGTATCAGGCGGAAATGGAGGCAAGCAGCATTTCAAGATAGAAGGTTTCCCATATTCGGAATATGATACTCAGATGGCATTATTGATGTTAAGAAAGTCGCAGCAGGAAGATGTTCTTGAGAAGATAGAACAGCAGATAGCGCTTGCAGAGCATTACATATACCAGATAAAGAGCAGTACTATGAGAAGGATGATTACATACAGATATGTTAATAAGTATTCTTGGATAAAAGTAGCACATAGTATGGGAAAACACTATACTGCGGATGGATGCAGGATGGCAGTTGAAAGGTTTTTGAAAGAAAAATAAAAGTCTGTTCGTTTTGTTCGTTCTGTTCGTTTTATATGTGGTAATATTTATCGTGGAACAGATGTAAGGTGCATTGTTCTACAGACATACGCAAGTCTGAATTCAATAATATCCCCGGTGGTGCTGGTGAGAGCTGGCGCCATTACTCCTAAATTGATAATTATCCCCTCTTAAGGCACTGACGAAAGTTGGTGTCTTATTTTGTTGATTTTTTTATGTGGTTAGTTATATTATAAATACAATTAGGAGGATTAAGAATGGAAAAAATTATTGAAAAATTCATTGAAAAATTGTCAGCAGATTTTGTTATAAAAAAGGGAGGACAAGCTTTAAGTATAGTAGTTTCAAGCATCTTACCAACTGTGATTTTATTCTATCTATGGGATGAACATATATATTATGATAAGGAATTGATAAGAACTATTATTTTAATATTGGCTGTTTCCTTGTGTACATATGCTTATGATTGGGTTATTGTTTATATAGGAGAGATATTGATATATGGTTATAATAAAGATGAAAAGAGTGAAATGTATCGTATTATTTCAACAGCATTTTTGAATGTAATTAGTGTATCAATAAGTATATTAATATTAGTATCAATTCCTACAATATATAGCAAAATATTATATTTAGAAATAGTTTTAGGAATATCGTTGATTTGGCTTATTTTATCTTATAAAGAAAGTAAAGTAGACGATAAATATTTAAAACAAATAAAGTATAAATATATGGAAGATGTTATTAGTCAAAATAAAGATATATGTAATACATATAATAAAGAGATTGATAAAATTGTAAAGTTAGATCAAAAAATAAAAAATAAGCAAAGTGCATTAAAAATATTAAAAATAGAAGATAAGGATACAGAAAATGGTTGAAAGGAGTTGACTGTATGGCATTAACCCCAAAACAAAAGCGTTTCTGCGAAGAATACCTTATAGACCTTAATGCCACACAGGCAGCTATCAGGGCAGGGTATTCACCGAAGACAGCAGAACAGACAGCATCAAGACTGTTAAGAAATGTTAAGGTGCAGGAATATATAGCAAAAAGACAAAAAGAGCTATCAAGGAGTACAGAGATAACCCAGGAGAGAGTTATCAAGGAACTTGCCTTGATAGCTTTTTCTAATGCGGCGGATTATGCGCGTGTTGTAGAAAAGAAAATGAAAATAGAAGTAGGAGGTGTTCTTGTAGATGTGCTTGATGAAGATGGCAATCCTGTTATGTATAGGACAGTAGAGCCAGTGCTGACAGAAGAACTTACGGACGACCAGAAACGAGCGTTAGCAGTTATTAAGAAGGGGCGAGATGGACTAGAGGTTAGACCATGTAGTAAAGAAAAGGCCTTAGAACTTCTTGGTAAGCATTTAGGCATATTTACAGATAAGATAGAAGCCAATGTAAATGATACAGCTAAAAATGAACTCGCAGAGCTATTAGCACAGCGTAAAGCAAGGGGTGAGCCAGATGCTTCTAAGTGATAAATACTGGGACTACATAGATACCCCTGCAAGAGCAGAGTTCCTTGAAGGATCTACGGCATCAGGAAAGACAACAACTGTTGCCGTTAAGTTTATTATGAATGTAGTTGAGTCAGATATGAAACTGCACGTTATTGCAGGTAATACAACAGGTGTAATTGAGAAGAATATCATAAATGCAGATATGGGATTGTTACAGATATTTCCTAATCTGGAATACTGTGGTAACGGTGATAAAGAGAATAAACTTCCGCACATTAAATTCAAAACAGGTAGTGCAAAGATAATATATGTTCTGGGTTACGATAATGTCAGTAAGTGGAAAAACGCACTTGGAAGCCAGTTTGGCTGTGTATGGGTGGATGAGTGCAACACAGCTAATATAGACTTCATACGAGAGATATTCGGACGTTCTGAATACTTTGTAGGAACGCTCAATCCAGATACGCCTACACTGCCTATATATAACGAGTATATTAACCACGCAAGACCGATTGATAAGTATAAAGCAGATGTGCCAGAAGAAATATGGAAAGATCTGAATGAATGTAAGCCTATTAAAAATTGGGTATATTGGTTTTTCAAGATGACAGATAATATATCTATGACATCTGAGAAGATAGAACAGAAGGAATTGAGTTATCCGCCTGGTACTAAGATATACAAGAATAAGATATTAGGATTAAGAGGCAAGGCAACTGGCCTTGTCTTTTCTAATTTCTGCAATAGGCATATTCTTACCAAAGAGCAGGCTAAGGAATACATCAGATGTGAAGTTGATGTAACACAGGACGAATATTTCATAATATTTACCAGTGGTCTTGATACAGCCTATTCAACCAAGAGTCCAGATACTATTGCTATGTCATTTATGGGAATAACTAATAAAGGTAAGCTGATAGTGCTGGATGAAAAGGTGTATAACAATGCAGAACTTGATATTCCAATAGCTCCCAGTGATACGGTAAGGAATTACATTGACTTTCTGGAGCGTAACAGAAAAGAATGGGGCGGAATGGCAAAGAATGTGTTCGTTGATAATGCAGACCAGGCGACAATAACAGAGTTTGCAAAGTATAAAAGAGAACATATTGACTGCCGGTATATATTTAATAATGCGTATAAGAACGTAACTATAATAGACAGAATTAATCTACAGCTTGGCTGGATGTCCTTTAATGATAAGAAGGGCAGAGAGCTAAGCTTTTATATTGTCGATACCTGTACGAATTACAAGACTGAATTAGAGGTGTATTCGTGGCTGGAGGATAAGGACTGTGAGCCTGAGGATGGCAATGACCATATGGTAAACAGTGTACAGTATGGCTGGATTCCTTATCGCGACAAGATAGGAATAGAGAATAAGACATAGGAGTGTGAGTGAGGTGAACATATTTACAAGTATGGCAGAAAAGGTAAGAACAGGAATAAGGACGTGGCTGCGTATACAGCCGGCTGTTAATGGATCCATAAGCATACAGGAAACTCTTGATTATGAGGGAAATGCCATAAAGAACCAGATATGGTACAGAGGTGAAAGTGAAGAACTGTCACAGTTATACAGCCAGATAGATGGTGACAAGACAAGGTTCTGGTCTGCAACAAGTACAGCGGGGTTAGAGATAAGAAAAATACACGTTGGCTTGCCAGCTATGCTGTGTGATATGCTGGCGAGTATAGTTGCTGATGATATGAATTTAATAGACACTGGCAGCAGACAGGAAGAATGGGACAAGATTGCAGAAGAAAATGATTTTATAGAGCTGGTAAAACAGGCAGTTATAGAAGCACTTTATATAGGAGATGGAGCATTTAAAATATCTTTTGATACAACCTTAAGCCAATATCCAATAATAGAATTTTATCCGGGAGATAAGATAGAAATTATAAGAGACCGTGGCAGGGTAAGAGAAATCATTTTTAAGACAGTGTACCATAGTGGAACAAGGGAATATGTTCTTCTTGAGCATTATGGAATAGGATATGTTAGATATAAGCTTGTAAATGGAAACAGGGAATGTCCTTTAGATACAGTGCCTGAGCTTGCAGGGCTTTCAGACGTAGTATGGAATGACAATTTTATGATGGCAGTTCCTATGATGTTTTATAAATCAGCCAGATATGAAGGAAGAGGCAAGAGCATATTTGATGCCAAAATAGATAATTTTGACGCACTAGACGAGGCCTGGTCACAGTGGATGGATGCCTTAAGGAAAAATAGAACAAAGGAATACATTCCGGAAAATATGCTCCCAAGAAATCCATACACAGGAAAGGTTTTAAAGCCCAATGCCTTTGATAATGCTTATATAAGTACAGAGGTAAGTATGAAAGAGGGACAAACCAACAAAATAGACCTAGTACAGGGTAATATTCCCCACGAGAGTTACCTTGCAACATATATAACAGCGTTAGACCTCTGTTTACAAGGTATTATGAGCCCATCAACGCTGGGTATAGATGTTAAGAAGCTGGATAATGCGGAAGCACAGAGAGAAAAGGAAAAAGCAACATTATATAGCAGAAATAACATTGTAGGCCAGTTGCAGAAGGTGCTTCCAAAGCTTGTAGATATAGTATTTAAGGCTATGGATACATTTAATAAGACACCAATTAGGGATACGGATATAGATGTAACATTTGGCGAATATGCAAACCCAAGCTTTGAGAGCCAGGTAGAAACAGTCAGCAAGGCAAAGCAGGGCGGTATTATGAGCATAGAGGCATCTGTTGATGAGCTGTATGGAGATACCAAGGATGATGAATGGAAGCAGGAAGAGATTGCAAGGCTTAAGGCTGAACAGGGTATATCTGATATGGAAGAGCCGGCACTTAATATGCAGGCAGATGATTTTTCAGTCCGGACAAGCTATCAGATGAGGTAATGTATGGAACTTAACACTGATTACGATATAGAGAAAGCCTTTAGAGCTATAGAAGATGAGCTGATTGCTTCTATGATACGAAATCTTGACGGACACAGAGCGGAAGAAGATAAACTTGGATTTAACTGGTCGCAATGGCAGGTTGAACAGCTTAAAGCATTGGAAAAATACAAAGCCGACAATAAAAAGCGTTTCCAGAGTAAGTTTAGTGACATAAATGGTTCGATAGATGCAATGATATTTACGGCAAGGCAGACAGGCGGTACAGAACAGGAACAGAAGATATTAAGGGCAATTAAAAATGGGCTTAAAGCATCCAAAGTGTCACAGGGCACTGAGGGTGCTTTTTTCAAATTAAATACCAGGAAGTTAGAGGCACTTATAAAAGCCACAAAGGCGGATTTTACCAGAGCTGCACATTCTATGTTAAGAATGTCGGAGGATAAATACCGGCAGATAATATTCAATGCTCAGGTGTATGCGAATACGGGTGCAGGAACATATGAGAAAGCAGTTGATATGGCTACAAGAGATTTTCTTAAAGCAGGTATTAATTGTATTGAATATGCGAATGGCAGCAGACATACAGTAAAGGATTATGCCAGAATGGCTATTCAAACAGCCAGCAAGCGTGCATATCTAACTGGAGAGGGAGAAATGCGACAGCAGTGGGGAATTAGTACAGTTATTATGAATAAGCGTGCTAATGCCTGCCCTAAGTGCCTTCCATTTGTTGGAAAAGTACTTATAGATGATGTATGGAGCGGAGGTAAGGCATCGGATGGTCCTTATCCGCTTATGTCCTCTGCAATAGCTGCGGGGTTGTACCATCCAAATTGCAAAGACGTACATACAACATATTTCCCTGAGCTGGATGAAGAGCCAGACAGTAAGTTTACCAAGGAAGAGTTAGAAAAGGTCAAGGAAGATTACAAGCAGGACCAGAAGCAGCAATATGCAGGCAGGATGGTTGAGCAGTTTGACAGGTTGTCAAAGTATTCCTTAGATCCGGATAACAAGAAGATGTATGCGGCTAGAAAGGAACAGTGGGAGCAAAGTATATTATTTAATGGTAGTTCTGAAAAACATATTGAGGAATTGCATAAGAATGATATAATGAATTTATCAGATAAAGAATTACAAGCAGTTACACAATATAAGAGCTTTGAAGCATATATTATAAATGATGTTTTAAGAAATGCAAATGATTTATCAAATTTAAAATCAGAACATAAACAACTTGTAAACAATTTAGATGCAGCACTGTCAAAAATATCAAAATTCAATGGGAATTTAATAAGAACTGTTGATTTTTCTGACAGTAAGGATGAGGAAGATAGAATTAAAGAATTTGTAAGTGAATATGTTGAAGGAACAATAATAACAATTAAACAATACTGGAGTACATCAAAGACAGAAGGATATAATGATTTAGCAAAAATAAAAATTTATATACAAAATACCAAAAATGGGCGAGATATAAGTTCTATTGGCTTAAATGAAAATGAAGTCCTTTATGAGCGAAATAGTAAATTTAAAGTTATTTCAAAAATATTAGTCGGGGAGATTTGGCATATTCTTTTAGAGGAGGCGGATTAAATGAAGTTAACAGCAAGAGAATGGCTTTTACTACCAGAAGCAGAGCAAATGCAAAGAGGAAAAGAACTTTCTCCAGAAGAATGTTTTAAACTTAGGATGGAACTTAGTGAAGTTAATTTTACGGAGGAGGAAAAACAAAAATTAACAAAAGAAGAACGTGAGAGATTTATAAATCCACCGAAGAGAACTGATGAGGAAATAGAAAAAAATAATAGAACAACATTTAAAGTTTTACAGAATTGGAAAATTTTACCTAAAGATATAACATTTGAAGAATGGATAAAAGCAGGTAAACCTCTTAATTATTAATATAGGTGTATTTATATATCAAGTGACGCACTTGGTATAAATGAATATAATGTGGGTAAGATAAGTGATTATGCAGAAATTAAGTATTTACGAGAAAGATATGATAAAGTTGAAGCAGAATATATTACGTTAATAAAAAGAAATGGAGGTAAATTATGCCAGTAAAATATCCAGAAGAGATACAGAAACTTATTGATATTTTTGAACCATATATGATTGGGTGTCATCTTGAAAATGCCCCTAAAGAAGCAATAGAAGCTGCTGAGAAATTTTAAAAGTGGGCTTGGGAACAGGAACAGTAGATGAGTAGCCACCAGTCGAGAGATTGGTGGTATTTTTATACCTAATTTTAAGAAAGTGAGGACAAGACAGTATGAAAAAATTATTTATTAGCCAGCCTATGGCAGGTAAAACAGACGAGGAAATAAAAGAAACAAGGAAAAAGGCAATAGAATATGCAGAGCTGCTATTAGGTGAGAAAGTAGAAGTTATAGAGTCTTTTTTTGAAGGAGCACCAGCAGAAGCTAAGCCATTGTGGTTTTTAGGAAAATCAATAGAACTTCTATCACAGGCGGATGTTGTATATTTTGTTAAAGGATGGGATAAGGCTAGAGGTTGCAAAATAGAACATCAGTGTGCAGTAGCATATAATATTAAGAGAATTGAAGATTAGATTGAATAAACAGCTATAGAGCTGTTATTTTTATACATAAGTTGCACCGGTGCAACAGAAAGGAAACGTATGTTGAAAAGATATTCACCGCCACCAGAGCCAGTGAAAAAAGAAAAATCACAATCTAAAATATTTATGGAAGATGATGATTTTGTAATGACACAGCTTAAAAGGCATGTATTAATATTACAGAATAGATTAACAATGGGAATGCATCAGGATGATGTAGATATTAAACTATATCATCAGGCTATAATGGATACTTTATATGAAATAGAAGAAAGGAAGAAGTAAGCACGCATAGCAATACGCTGTGGGTGCTATTTTTATGCCCAAAACTTAATGGCACTAA